GACTCCGACCCGCGCCACGACAAATCGCCCGTCAACGCGTCGGCGACCGCCACTCCGGCTCCGCCGCAAGAACCCCAGGACAACTGACATGCAGCTCGTACACCTGGCGTCCCGTCTCTACGGGACGCCGCTTCTCATTGCGCGTTCGAAACTGGACGTGATCCTGTCCGTCCTCGGCCCGCGCATCGGATTGCCCGAGATCGATGCTGCCGTCCCGCTTCCCACTTCGAAACCGGGCACTTCGGTCGGGCAGCCCGGCATCGCGATCATTCCCGTGCACGGCACCCTGGTACGACGGGCGATGGGACTGGAGGCGGCGTCTGGCCTGACCTCCTATGGGGAGATCGCGGCACGCCTCGACGCCGCGCTGGCGGACCCACAGGTCAGCGGCATCCTGCTCGACCTAGATTCGCCCGGCGGCGAAGCGGGTGGCGTGTTTGAGCTGGCCGAGCGGATTCGCGCCGCCAACGACATCAAGCCGGTCTGGGCGCATGCCAATGACTCCGCGTACTCGGCGGCTTACGCGATTGCCGCCGCCGCATCACGCCTGAGCCTGTCCCAAACCGCCGGGGTGGGGTCCATCGGTGTTATTGCGCTGCACGTCGATCAGTCGGTCAAGGATGCCAAGGACGGCATCGACTTCACCGCAATCTACGCCGGCCACCACAAAAACGACTTTTCTCCCCACGCGCCGCTGTCGCCACAGGCGGCTTCCACCCTGCAGGCGGAAGTGGATCGACTCTACGGAATCTTCGTCAGCCAGGTCGCGCAAATGCGAGCTCTGGACAGCGATGCCGTGCGGGCGACCGAAGCCAGCCTGCTCTTCGGCGAGGCTGCTGTGACGGCAGGCCTGGCTGACGCGGTGATGAGTTTCGATCAGGTCCTGATCGAGTTCTCCAACGCACTGGATGCGCAACGCCGGCTGGCGACACCCAGTACGGGCGCCGCGAAGCGCGGCCCGCTCGCCCGTGCCTCGCCTGCTTCACGGAACGCACGCCCGCAGATTTCCAGCCAACAACAGTCTCATTTGGAGAAAACCATGACCGATCACGAACAGCAGCCCCCTCTGGACGAATCCGAGCCGGAGGCCACGCCAGACCCGGCAGACACCCCAGCGCAAGAACCCACCACCCCGCCCGTGTCTGCATCGCTCGTCGGTGCGCACGCCAACGGCCGGATCGAGGCACAAGCCATCGCCGAGATCTGCCTGATCGCAGGCTTGCCGCAGCGCACAGCGGAATTCCTCGCTTCCGGCATGACCGAGGCTCAAGTTCGCCGCGCACTGCTCGAGGCTCGCGCTGAACAGCCAGAGATTGCCTCGCGCATCACCGCCGATGCGGGAACCACCGTGCGACCGGAAAGCAGCCCGGTCGTTGCCGCCGTCAAGAAACTCGCCACGAAGGAGTAAGCCATGTCTGCCATTCAGGAAACCAACAACCTCGGTGATCTCCTCAAGTACGAGGCGCCGAGTCTCTATTCACGCGACCTGGCCACGGTCGCTGCCGGGCAAAACCTGCCGCTCGGCGCCATCGTCGGCCGCGACAGCACGACCGGCAAGCTGAAAGCGCTCGACCCGGCCGCCACCGATGGCACTGAGAACGCGGTCGGCGTGCTCGCCGCTGACGTGGACGCGACCCTGATCGACCGGGAAGACGCGCTGCTGATCTCCCGCCACGCCATCGTCGCCAGCCATGCCCTGGTGTGGCCGGTCGCCATCACCCCCACCGAGAAGGCCACTGCGATCGCTCAGATCGAAGCGCGTGGCGTCCTCGTCCGAACCGCCGCCTGATTTAGGAGACAACCATGCAGAACCCTTTTACCAATCCCGCGTTCTCGATGGCAGCGCTCACAGCGGCCATCAACATTCTCCCCAACCGGTACGGCCGAATCGAGGATCTCGGCCTGATGCCGGCCAAGCCCGTGCGCCAGCGACAAGTCATCGTCGAGGAGATGAACGGCGTACTGAACCTGCTGCCCACACTGCCGCCGGGTGCCCCGGGCACGGTGGGTGTACGCGGCAAGCGCACCCTGCGTTCGTTCGTGATCCCCCACATCCCGCATGACGACGTCGTCCTGCCGGAAGAGGTTCAGGGCATCCGCGCCTTTGGCTCGGAGACTGAAACGGAAGCCGTCGCGGGCGTCATCGCGCGCCACCTGGAGACCATGCGTAACAAGCACGCGATCACGCTGGAACACCTGCGCATGGGTGCACTCAAGGGCGTCATCCTGGATGCCGATGGCTCCGTGCTGTACGACCTGTTCGACGAGTTCGACATCACGCCGCAGACCATCGCCTATGACCTCGGCAATGCCGGCACCAATGTGAAGGCGAAATGCCTCGCGACCCTGGCCGCGATCGAGGACAACCTCAAGGGCGAATTCATGACCGGAGTGCACTGCCTGTGCTCGCCCGAATTCTTCGCCGCCCTGACCGGCCATGCCAAGGTCGAGAAAGCGTTCGAGAACTGGCAGCAGGGTGCCATCCTGATCAACGACGTGCGCCGGGGCTTCACCTACGCCGGCATCACCTTCGAGGAGTATCGCGGGCAGGCAACCGATCCCACCGGCACCACCCGTCGCTTTATCGCGGCTGGCGAGGCCCATGCCTTCCCGCTGGGCACGGTGGATACCTTCGGTACCTACTTCGCGCCGGCTGACTTCAACGAGACGGTCAACACCATCGGGCAGACGCTCTATGCCAAGCAGGAGCCGCGTAAGTTCGATCGTGGCACCGACCTGCATACCCAGTCGAATCCGTTGCCCATGTGCCACCGCCCGGGTGTGCTCGTGAAGCTGACGGTGTGATGGTGCGCATCGAGGACTTCTATGAGGCCGCTAGCCGGTCTGGCTTGCTGGTGGATGCGGAAATCGGTGGCCACACCATCGCCGTCGATTTCCGCTCCCCAGACGAGACCGTACTCGACGGGCTTGCCCTCTCTGCCGATTACACGATCCGCTTTCCAGCCTCGGTACTGCCGAGCCTGGCGACAGGTGACACCGTGTCCATCGCAGGCAGCCTCTACCGCGTCCGCGATATCCGCAGCATCGGCGACGGCAGTGAACGCCGCGCTTCACTCTCTCGGCTCTGAGGACTCCGGCTCATGAACTCCATCCGCGAGCGCATCTTGCGGGAGGTCGTTGCGCGCCTCACTGCCGGGGTGGCGCCCACGCCGGTACTGCGGTTTCCGACCGTACCGGTGGCGCGCGAGGCCAGCCCCGCGCTGCTGTTATTTGCCGAAGGCGACAGCATCAGCGCGCATGCCAACAACCTCGTCGACCGGCTGCTGATGGTGCGTTTGGTAGCCGTGGCTCGTGGGGACGATGCCTTCGATCAAGCCGATCTGGCCGTCGTCGCCGCCCACGCAGCCCTGATGAGCGACACCAACCTTGGCGGTCTGGCACTGGCCCTGCGCGAGGTGGATTGCGAGTGGGACCCGGAGGACGCCGATGCCGGAGCCGTGGCGCTGCCTGCTCGCTACGAGATCCGCTACCGCACCCACGCACTTGATCTGACCCGACCTGGATAGCCCGACATGAACATCGAACTACTGAAACCCCATACCCATGCCGGCGTTAGCTTCGCGCCGGGCGATCTGCTCGTCCTCGACGAGGCCGCTGCACGCTGGCTGATCGATGCCGGCGTCGCCAAAGCCACCGACAGCATCGATGAGCCGATCGGCACACCTCAACCCACTGCACGCAAGGGAGACTGACCATGCCTTACTTTTCTGGACAAGGGCGCGTTTACATCGGCGCCCGCGACATCACCGGCAAGCCCCAGGGTTTGAACTACGTGGGCAATGTGCCCGAGCTCAAAGTCTCTCTCTCGGTGGAAACCTTGGAACACCAGGAGTCCACCAGCGGCCAGCGCCTGACCGACCTGCAGCTGATCAAGACCAAGAAGGGTGAGTTCGCCTGCACGCTGGAAGAGCTGATCGCGGTCAACCTGGGCTTGGCGCTGTACGGCTCGACCACCGACCAGGTCAGCGGTACGGTGACCGCCGAGGTGCTGCCTAACCCCGTCACCCTTGGCAGTCTCTACCTTCTGGCCAAGCAGAACGTCTCGACAGTGGTGGTCAAGGATTCCACCGCGACCCCCAAGACGCTGCCGGCAGGCCAGTACACCCTCAACGCCAAGCATGGTTCGCTGGCGATCAACGACAAGACCACCGGCGGCCCCTACGTGGAGCCGTTCAAGGTGGACTACGCCTACGGCGCGGCCCAGAGCACGGCGATGTTCACCCAACCGCTGCCCGAGCGCTGGGTGCGCTTCGAGGGACTGAACACGGCTGACGGCAACCGCGAAGTAGTGATCGATCTCTACCGCGTGGCAATCAATCCGGCCAAGGAGCTCTCGGTCATCACCGACGAACTGCTCAAGTTCGAGCTGTCGGGCCAGGTGCTGGCCGACACCCTGAAGCCTGCCGCCGGCGATCTTGGCCAGTTCGGCCGCATCGTGCTGCTGTGAGGTGAGTGATGAACGACTTCGACGCGTTTCCACCCACCCCGCTGACCTTGGAAATCGCGGAGATCGTGCTGGCGATCACGCCCATTCGCATCGGCGAGATACCGGCGCTGCTCGCTGCGGTTCGGCCCTTCGCGCACCGATTGGTCGACGGCGATCCGGACTGGCTGGCGCTGCTGGCGGACCACGGCGACGCGCTGATCACGGCAATCGCCGTGGCCTCACGCCGTCCCCAGGAGTGGGTCTCAGGGCTGGCGATGGACGACGCCATCCGACTGGCCACCGCCTTGTTTGAGGTGAATGCGGATTTTTTCGTGCAGCGGGTGGTGCCGACGATCCAGCACGCCGCCGCCCGGATCAACGCACAAATGAGCGGTCCCTTAGCTGGGCTCACGCCATCCACCGTTTGATCCATGCCGGACACCGGCTGCCGGATGTCCTGGACTACACGCTCGCTCAGATGACCGCGTTTCTCGATGCCGAAATGCATTGTGGCCGTGAGCACGCCAGTCTGCTTCTTGGGGTGACGGCCGTGGCCAGCCAAGGCGACAAGCGATCCATCGAACGGCTACAGCGGGAGCTCGATCGTGAAGATTGATCTGACAGCATCCGGACTGTTCGATGCTCGGCAATTCAATGCCTGGTCCACCGAGCGCCGCGATGCCATCCGGGCGGCGCTCAAGCGCGGTATGCAATCCGGTGGGCGCGAAGTACGCGACGCGACGCGATCGCAGATGCGCGGTGCGTTCAACGTCAAGCGCAACAGCTTCGTCTCCTCGATGCAGGCCAAGGTGCTGGACAAGAAGACCGATCGCCTG